CGGTAACAACAACAGATTGACCCGGCACAAAGTAATTTGGCCGCATTGTGGTGAAATAAATGACGGAATCACTCACATTGGCAAAAGTCACCGATGATTGGTATTGCGTAAGTAAAGGCAAAATCGTTTGTTCAGCTGAATCAATAAATGAGTCAAGCTGTGCATCCGAATACAAAGAAACCGAGACACCAAGAATAGACCTCAGCTGTGAGGCTGTGACAATTGCTGGCATCTCGGTTCCTTTCGTATCAGCGATGTTCGGGAGCGACCATCACCGATGATTGATTGTTAATTAAGCGAGGTTGTTGAAGCGTGCGCCGTTTGGCACCTTGCTGGCTAATGCGCCGTATCCGTAGTAAAGGATGTCAATTGTTCCATCGCTGTTGATGTTTGTGCGTAGCGTAAAGCGTGGGCTTTCGTACCATGTGTATGAATCTGGGTTCACAACGACCATTGAAAGATCGCCATCAGCTGTCGTGTCTCCGGCGTTTCCAAATGAGCGTGAAACATAAAGGTTTAGGCCCGGTGAAACTACACCGCGTAGGCTGTCACCGCGAACATTTCCAGCCTGATTTGATGGCTGTGCTGCGTTGTAAAGTGGTGTGCCGTTGTCGTTGTAACCCATGATGTTGCCCCATTGTGTTGGAGAAACGATCAATGAGCGAGCGAATCCTAGTGATGAGCCATAAACAGCTGCGGCTGCCTGAGATGTGTATCCAAGGAATCCGGTTGCTGAATTTGCTGCCTGTGCTGTTACGCCACCAGCTGCTTGCATTGCTGCCAATGCATACTCATCTGTCTCTTTTGCATAAGCAAATTCTAGATTCTGAAGCAAAGCTGTTAGGTACTCTGGACGGCTGCGATCGATCAATTCAACAGTTGAAATTGCGCGACCTTTAAATGGCTGTACAGATACAGAAAGGTATGTAGCTGAAAGTGATGATTCCGTAATTGCGCCATTTTCTGCAATTGGCAGAACAGTTGGCACAGCTGTAACGCGAGGAATTTCAAAGGTCATGCCTTCGCTTACAAGAGTTTCACGGCTGATTCCATCGATTGTTCCGCGGTCTGCATTTGCAAGAGCGTTCACAACCTGTGTGCTCTGTGGTGTTGGCACCATGCCCGGAGCTGTTGATGTTGTGTTGTCAGCTGCCTTGACATACTGACGAGAATCCTCATCATGCAAAATGCTTGCCTTGAGGTAGTGCTCAAGGTATGAAACCTTGTCCACGATTGGTGAGCGTGGTGCTGTGTAATAAGCCGGGCGCGATGCCTGTACCGGTGCGGCGACTTCTGGAGCTGCTACCGGTTCAACGGCAGGAGCGGTGACTTGTTCGGTAGTGTTTTCCACTTTGTCTCCTTCATTTGGGTTTGTTGTATCTGATACTTCGTGAGTTTCAGAATCCTCTGATGCGGCTACCTCTGAGACACGAGCTGATCGCACAGCCGGCTCTGTAACCAATGCAACGGCTGTGAGCTGGCCATTGATGACCTTCATTGTGCCGTCTTTTTGCATTTCATAATTGTCCACAGCCAATTCAATTGAGAATCCATCGCGTAGGCCTTCCATCGCCTCTGTCAATGCATCTGTTCCAGCTGTTGTGTTAGCAATTTTGAAAGTTGCTGTCATTTCTTTGTCGTTCACACTCATGGCAATGCTCTTGCCAATTCGGCGTGTGTTGTCATGCTCAAGATTCAAAAAAACATCTTGTGGCTGGATTGATCCACGAGCAAAAACAACCTTGCCGGTTGATGCATTTGCGTGCTCATTAAAAGCAACAATTCGACCGCTGATTGTGCGTTCATTTGAATCAGCTGCCGTGATCTGCATTGGTGTTGTTAGCTTCATTGGATCATGTCCTCCATTTGTCTGATTTCATCGGTTGTGATTGCTCCGATGTCAAATAAAATCTTGTAAATCTCTGCACGCTCTTTCTCTGATCCGCGTAAATACGCCTTGAGATCAAATTCCACGCGCTGTGTTGATGGCGTGAAATCTGGCATTGATAAACGGCTGGTGATGCTGTTCATCAGCGGCAAAAGCGAAAAGTCCAACAAAGTTTGACGCGCCGTTTGGGCGTTTGCATAGGTCATGGATGATCCAGTCGGCGCATCAATAAAGTAAGCCGGAATACCCACGGCGCGTGCTAATTCGGTGGCAATGATTTCGCGTGCAGCATTGAGGCCGATTTGCTCTGGTGAAAATCCAACTGTTGTCAATTCAACATCAGCATTGAGAAACGCGGTGCCGCGATTTCTACGAGCTGCGCCCCATGCATCAAGCAATTTTGCAATTCGATCAGCTGGCAACGCTGTTCCATTTGATTTCAAAACCATCGATGGAACAGGCTCTTTTGCGTACATTGCAGCTGCTCTCTCAAGCTCTGCACCAGCACGGATTGTGCGACCAGCGCGATTCAATAATCCTTCATCGTTGCCATAAAAGACAACGAGTGAGCCAACACCCGACATTGGCACACGAGTTCCATCTACTGTGTAATACTCAATCTGTGTGCCTTTGTCATTAAGAAAAACGCCAACACGATTTGGAGCAACGCGCCACATTTGGCGCACGCGGCCTGTATCAGCAAAAAGATCGATGATTTGAAAATACGAGAATCCGGTGAATAGTAAATCCTCGCACGCCCACACCCATGATGCTGCTCCTGGTACCCGCTTATCCGGATCGGAAATCACAACAGGTTGATCAACAATCTGACCTGTTGTTTTGTCACGAGTGATCATTGGAATTGTTGCAATGGATGAACAAATCATGTTGCGTGCACGAGCTATCGCCGGCACACTCATTGCTTCCTCGCGGCTTGCAATGTAATCGGCTCCACCAAATGGGAAAAATGCATCCAGCGTTGGAGCTGGCCCAATTTGTGCAGCTACATCAGCACCGCGCTGAATCGCGACAGTTTCAATGGTGCGCTTTCGATCGAATAATCCCATGAGAGGATTTTCTCAAAATGTCAAGCATCAACCCACCAAAATGTCGATTTCGGTTTCTGGGCGTGTCGCAAAGTGTGTGACGAGCGCGGCTGCTACGGCTGCACATACAGCTGTGCCGCTGGCACGCCTCCCGATAACCCAACCACCATCGCCACGGCGCAATTGCACAGCTGAAAGGATTTGCTCTGTCAGCGATGATTGATTTCGGTGTTTTAACCGACCCGAATTGATTGCACCCAAAAGCTCATCACAAGCTTGAGGATAATCGCTGTCCATGTCATGGATTGGGATACCGGCCGGCTGCATACGCGCTGCAACAGCTCCGGATGTGCGCCGTGAGTACAACAAATACTCAATTGGGTATTTGCGGCAATACGAGGCAGCATCGTTGGCAATTGCCCGATCATCCAGCTGGATTGTGTTTTCCCATGTATGCAACAGCTTGATGATAAATGACTCCGAGCCGAGCTTTTGAGCTGCAACCAATGCCGCGTGTTTTCTGTCCGGTGAAATGTCGATCGCCATCCATGTGAGCTTGTCCTCATCGAGGTCAATCGACTCATCGCCACACTCTTGCCACTCTTTGGCACCCACAACGCTTGAGATTGTCTGAACCCATCGATTCAAAACCTCTGTCATTACAACATCGGGAGGATCATTAAAAACCGCTCGGATGTTATCCGGGTGGATTGTTATGCCAAGGCCGGGATTTGCAAAAGCTGCATTTTCGAGCGAAATCTCATCGGTTGGAGCCGACCACTCAAAATAGCCAACATCATCGGATGCGCCACTAGCTGCGGCCAATCCTCTTTCGCGCAAAAGATTCAAAACGACCGAGTGAGAATCACCAGCTGAGGAAAAGCAATTCACTTGTGGATTTTTTGCCGCCATCAAGGTGTACCGCATAGCTGCAAAAGTTTCCATGTCGTGTAGCTCCCGGATTTCATCCATGTGGATGGTTTCGGGTTTTGACAATCCACGAGCTGCCGATCCTCCGGCTTTGATGATAAAACGATTGCCGGTGACTGTCTGGATTTCCTCGGCACCATGTTGCCAGCGGATGCGCTTTACCTGATTGGCCAAATCCGCATTTTCCTCAATGATCTGCACAATCGCCCGAAATTGCTCAAGCGATGTGACCAATCTGTGAGCTGTGGAAACTTGGAGCGACTCATCCCAATGAAATAAGCCCATGAGTATCCG